ATTATAGAAGCAGAAGATGTAGAGGTTATAGATGAGAAGAAGGAATAGTTCTACTATACCTTTTGGTTATAAGTTATTAGATGATAATAAAACTTTAGAGAAAGTTGATAAAGAAATATCAGCTTTAAATGAAATTAAAGATGGTGTTAAAGCTGGTGCTTTTTCACTACGAGGTGGTGTTGAAATATTACAACATCAAACAGGTCGTAAGTTATCTGCAATGGGATTAAAGAAAATCATTGATAGAGAAGACTTGACTGATAAACCAAATGGATTATTAAGTAGAGATGACGAGACAGTATAATTATAGCTTTGAACATAAAGCTAAACTAGCTGCAAGAAAAGCAGTTAAAGAAAAAGAAAAAGAAATTAAGAAGTTAAAGAAGAACTTAGAAAATAAAACAACTAGACTTAAAGCTAAGAAAGAAGCTTTAGGTGTAGTACAAAGAGCAGAGACTGATAAGGTATCTATTAAAGGTACTGTCATGACAGAAGATAAGTATGATACTTTACCACAAAAAGTTAAAACTCTTTTAGAAGAAGAAAAAGATAGAATAGTATTTCAACCTAATACAGGTCCACAGACAGAATTCTTAGCTGCACCAGAGCAGGATGTTTTGTATGGTGGAGCTGCAGGTGGTGGTAAGTCATATGCTATGCTAGTTGACCCATTAAGGTTTATGCACATTAAAGAACATAGAGCTTTGTTATTAAGAAAGTCTATGCCTGAATTAAGAGAATTAATTGACAAATCAAGAGAACTTTATCCTAAAGCTTTTGCAGGTTGCAAATTTAGAGAAGTAGAAAAGATTTGGAAATTTCCTTCAGGAGCAACATTGGAGTTCGGTTATCTGGACAGAGATGCTGATGTGTATAGATACCAAGGTCAATCATATACCTGGATAGGGATTGACGAGCTAACACAGTATCCTACAGAATTCCCACTCCAATATTTGCAATCACGATTAAGAACAACTAATAATAATATACAATGCTTTATTCGGTGTACTGCAAACCCTGGAGGTGTCGGAGGGAGTTGGGTTAAAAAAAGGTATCTAGACCCAGCACCTCCTAATGAAAGTTTTACAGGACAAGATAAGATTACAAGAAAATTTATACCAGCTAGATTAGATGATAATCCTTATTTAGCTTTAGATGGTAAATATGAAAAGATGTTGGAATCATTACCACCAACACAAAAGAAACAATTACTAGAAGGTAACTGGGATGTTTCTGAAGGAGCTGCATTTACAGAATTTGAATATGATAAACATTGCATAGCTCCTTTTGCTATTCCTAAAACTTGGGAAAGAATAAAAGGAATTGACTATGGTTATGCAGCAGAGTCTGCTGTGATATGGGGAGCATTAGACCCACAAGATGAAACATTAATTATTTATAGAGAACTATATCAGAAAGGTTTAACTGGTCTAGACTTATCTAAAAGAATTTTTCAATATGAGAAAGAAGATAAACTATCTGTTAGAGGAGTGTTAGATACTGCAGCTTGGGCGAGGACTGGAACAACTGGACCAACAGTAGGAGAAGTATTAACTATGGCTGGTCATAAACTTAGAAGAGCTGATAAGAATAGAATTCAAGGCAAGATACAAATACATGAGAGATTAAAAATAAATGATAAGGGTAGACCTAAATTACAAATCTTTAAATCTTGTCCTAACCTAATAAGAGAAATACAAGGTATACCTATAGACCCTAATAAACCTGAAGATGTTGATACGAAGGCATCCGACCATGCTTATGATGCTTTAAGATATTTAATTATGTCTAGACCAAGAACTACTACTCCTTATGAACATATGAGACAAATTAAAAGATGGACACCTTCTGACCCTACATTTGGATATTAATATGCCTTTATATACTTTTAAAAAAATAACTACTAATGAACAATTTGATAAAGCTATGAGTTATGAAGAACTTCAAGAGTATGTTAAACAAGAAGATATACAACAGGTATTTAAATTAAATATGTTTAGATACTCTGATAATAATGGAGAGAAAGACCAATTTACTGATTGGGCTAGGAGTAAAGAAATAAAAGGTAATGGTGGTTTTAAAACCTATGGTAAAGCCAGAACTGATTATGATAAGAAACAGGATGATAAAAAGAAAAATAAAAATAAATAATAGAGCTAAAAGAGAAATTGATAGATATCCTCTAGTAGCTGTATACTGGTTAGATATTTGTTCAGATGCTTCATGGCAATCTTTAGAGAATTGTAAAAAAATGAAATTACCTGTGTGTGTAACTAAAGGACATTTATTATCTCAAAAGGGTAGTATTACTAGAGTATTTGGAGATTATTCATTAAAGAATGAAGAGACAGGTTCTATAGATGAGATAGGGAATACAACTATAATTCCTAATAGTGTTATAGTTGATATTAAAAAGATTGTTGACAAGGGTAGATAATAACTGTATTATTATACATATTGGTATAAAGGAAGCTATTTATGGAAATTAAAAATGATTTGGTTTCTCAAGTTGAAGAAACTGAAGAACAGAATATTGAACCATTAGTTGCTGAGATTCAAAGCAAATTTCAAGCTTGTTCTAATAAAAGACAAGATGATGAAAACAGATGGTTACAAGCTTATCATAATTATCGTGGACAGTATTATAAAAATGTTCACTTTACTCAACATGAGAAGTCTAGAGTTTTTGTTAAAGTAACTAAGACAAAAGTTCTAGCAGCTTATGGACAAATTATTGATGTATTATTTGGAACTGGAAAGTTTCCATTAATTATTCAAGAAACAAAAGTACCTGAAGGTATTGCTGAATATGCTCATATGAATCCCATGAAAGAACAAATGGGTGATGAGAATATGGAACCAACTCCTTCAATAGAAGGTAATTTAGAATACGAACCTGGTCAACCTATAACAGAAGAATCTTCTGACTTAGGATATCCTGGTGATGGAAAAGATTTAGCACCAGGTGCAACATTTAATTCATTAGGTTCTAAATGGTTAGGTGGTCTAGAAGAAAAATATGAAGAAGCAGATTTATCTGAAGGTCCAGCTAAACTTCCAGAATTTCCACAAATAAAACCAGCACAGATTGCTTCAAGACAATTACAAAAATTAATTGAAGACCAACTAGATGAATCAAATGCTAATATTATTTTAAGAAGTGCAATCTTTGAATCTTGTTTATTAGGAACAGGAATTATAAAAGGTCCATTTACTTATAATAAAACTTTACATAAATATAATTTATCAGGTAATGGCAATGCAAGACAATATGCACCTGACATTGTTAAAGTACCTAAAATAGAATTTTGTAGTATATGGGATTTTTATCCAGACCCTAATGCTAGAAACATGGATGAATGTGAATATGTTATTCAAAGACATAGAATGAACAGACATCAATTTAAAGATTTAATTAATAGACCATTTTTCAGTAAAGAAAAAATAGAAGAATGTTTAATCATGGGTCCTACCTATGATAAAAAAAATTGGGAAACTCAAATAGATTTAGAAAATAATTCTTTTGGTGATATAGAAAAAAATAGATTTGAAGTTTTAGAATTTTGGGGAACTATAGATGCAATGACTGCTAGAGAATATGGTATAGAAGTTGCTGAAGAAATAGAAGACTTAACAGAAGTTCAAGTTAATATATGGACTTGTAAAGGTAAAGTAATTAGAATGGTAGAAAATCCATTTAAACCTTTTAGAATTCCATATCAAGCTTTTGCTTATGAAAATAATCCATATCAATTTTTTGGAATAGGTGTTCCAGAAAATATGGATGATGCTCAACAAATTATGAATGGTCATGCAAGAATGGCAATTGATAATTTAGCATTAGCTGGTAACTTAGTATTTGATATAGATGAATCTGCTTTAGTTAATAATCAAAGTATGGAAGTATTTCCAGGTAAGATTTTTAAAAGACAAGCAGGAGTTCCTGGTCAAGCAATATATGGAATTAAATTTCCAAATACTGCTACAGAAAATATGCAGATGTTTGATAAGTTCAGACAACTTGCAGATGAGTCAACAGGTATTCCATCTTATTCACATGGACAAACTGGAGTACAGAGTATGACAAGAACAGCATCAGGTATGTCAATGCTTATGGGTGCTGCATCATTAAATATAAAAACAGTAATTAAAAATATTGATGATAGTTTAATTAAACCTTTAGGAGAATCTATGTTCCAATGGAATATGCAATTCTATGAAGGTGAGTTACCTATCATTGGTGATTTTGAAGTTAAAGCAACAGGTAGTTCTTCTTTGATGAGAAAAGAAGTTAGAAGTCAAAGATTAACAATGTTCTTACAAACAATTCAAAATCCACAAATTGCTCCATTTGTTAGAATCTCAGAAGTCATTAAAGAGTTAGCATACTCTTTAGATTTAGACCCTGAAGAAATTATTAACTCTAAAGATGAAGCAGAAATTCATGCTAAAATAATAGGATATCAAAATGCTAACCAAGGAAATAGCCAACAAGCTATTGACCCTAGTCAACTCGGAGGAATGGGTCAACCTCCAGGAGTACCTCCAGAAGGTGCAGGACCAAACAGTACAGGAAATGGCGAAATCCCAGGAGGTTCAGACAATCCACCAATGCCAGGGCAGATGGAATTTTCTGGAACGACTGAAGAACCTGCCTAATCAAGTAAACGATTTAAGAAAAAGTGTTGACTAATAACACTTCACTTGTTATAATAAAGACTAAGGAATAGAATTATGAGAAAACCAATCAATATGGCTACAGGTGGTCTAATGAATAGACCTATCGGTTCAAGAGAAGAAAATAAAAAAGATGAAGCTATATCTCCTTATGATGTTGATAGTCCTAAATCTACAAGAGCAGGGATGCCTTCTAGATTACTAGGTACAGATAGAACAAGATTTGAACATGGTGGATTTCATACTAAAGCAGAAGTAAAAAAATATTTAGATAATGTAGATAATCAAGATGAACTTAAAAAAATGAAAGATGCTCTTGATATAGATTCTTTTAAAAAATCTTTATTAGATTTTTATGAAAAAAAAGAAGATTCAAAGAAACCAAAAAAAGAAAAAAGTATAGCAGTAGCAAAAGGTGGATTAATGAAAAGATTAGGTTATGCAGGTAGAGGTCCAGTATTACATCCTTCTGATATACCAATATTAGAAGAACATAGTGATGAAGGATTACTTCCATCAAGAGATAAAGTAGCTGGTGGAAATGCTGCAAGAGATAGTTTAATAAGTAAAAGAATTAATAAATTAGAAGCTGAATTAGAAATAGCTGATACAGGACAACAATCTGAAATTATAAATCAGATTAAAAAATTAGAAACTATGAAATCAACTAATATTAAAACTGCAGCATTAGGTGGTTACATGGATGAAAATGATATTGCAGAACAAACACCTTTAGCTTTATCAATTGGTGGACAAGCTGCATTTGATGAAAAGTATGATAGAAGAAAAGATTATAAAGCTTATGCAGAAGGTGATGAAGTAATTGCTGAAGAACCTTTAATGGCACCTCCAGGAATGGATTTAGCAGAAGAAGATGCTATAGCAGAAACAGATATAGAATTAGCTGCTGAAGAAGAAGTAGATGATATTTTAGATACATCAATGTTATCAGAAGCAGAGGAACAAATTTTTGAAGAAGCAGTAGAAATGTTTCCAGAATTAGAATCTATTGTTCCAAAAATAACAGCAACAGAATTTACAGAGGATGAATTAGTAGAAGGACCAGGAACAGGAACTTCAGATTCAATCCCAGCATTGTTATCAGATGGAGAGTTTGTCTTTACAGCAAAAGCTGTTAAGAATATTGGTATAGACAAATTAAGAAAGATGATGAAACAAGCTGAAGAAGCTTATGACGCAGGTATAGTAGAGCAAGAAGATAATGCTACTATGGCTGCTGAAGAAGATTCTTTATTAGTATAAAAGAATTCTAGGGATGGTACCCTTGAATAAACGAGCTACCTTCTAGAAATAGAAGCCCTTGTAGCTTTGTTTTCAAATTAACAACAACCCCTTTTTTTGCTACCTTCAGTAAAAGAAGCCCAAAGGAGGAAATTATGAGTAATGAAAACGAAGGAAAAACTAACGAAGTTGAAGCGAACCCTTATAACAGGAAGAAATATTGGCACACAGAAAATGTAATGCCAAAACCATTTGTTTCTGCAGATACAGGACCAGCTCAGCCAGACCCTGAGAAGAAGACAGGATTTGACTACGCAAGTAATACTACAACAGATAGTGTGAACCCTAATGTCTTATCTACTTCTGAATCAGCTACTTCGGATAAGGTCTTACAGGAGTCAGCATTAAATGTTGAAGCCAAACCTTATACTAAAGTTGACTATAAAAAAAGATATGACGACCTAAAGCGATATTATGACAAGAAGCTTGGTGAGTGGACATCTAAAGAAGGAGACCTCAAATCACAGATTAGAGAGAACCGACCTAAGTATACACCACCTAAAAGTGTTGACGAATTAAATGCTTTTAAAAAAGAGTACCCTGACATATATGGAGTGGTGGAAACTGTATCTCACTTGCAGTCTCAAAATGAGATGAAAGATTTGCAGGAAGAAGTTAGCTCTTTGAAAAAGCGAAACGAAGGTTTAGCTCAAAGAGAAGCCCAATTAGAGTTAGCGAGAGTTCATCCAGACTTTAATCAAATTAAAGAATCAGATGATTTTCATAACTGGGCAGACTCACAACCCATGGAAATTAAATCATGGATTTATGAGAATAACTCAGATGGTAAACTTGCTGCAAGAGCAGTTGACTTATATAAGAAAGACCGAGGACTTGGTTTAGATAAAAAAACTACCAATACTAAATCTAATACTGCAAAAGGTGGTGCAGATTTGTTAGTAAAAACTACTGAACAAATCCAACCAACTAATGCTGGTAAAAAGATTTGGAAAACATCTGATGTCAGTATGATGTCAGACCAAGAGTTTGAGAAATATGAAAAAGATATTTTGATAGCTCAAAGGGAAGGAAGATTATTTAACGATAAATAATTAACTTTCTATTTTTATCAACAACTAACCAATGAAAAGGAGTCATAATTATGGCACATTTCGCAGGTGGTTCAACTACTAACTTTGACGCTAGTGTTGCAGGTCAAACAAATCAATTTTGGGTACCAGCAATATACTCGAAGAAAGTTCAGATAGCTCTTAGAAAAGCTGCTACTGCAGAAGCAATCTGCAATACAGACTATATGGGAGAAATCAAAAACTTCGGAGATACTGTTAATATAGTAAAAGAACCACAAATAACTGTAAGTGATTACTCTAGAGGTTTAGCTACTTCTAGTACAGCACTAACAGACCAAGAGCTTGTTCTAACAGTAGACCAAGCTAAATACTTTCAATTTCAACTAGATGATATTGAGAAAAGATTTTCTCATGTCAACTTCCAATCAGTTGCTTCAGATAACGCAGCATACAAACTGAAAGATGCACTAGACACTAATGTTCTAGCAGCTATTTCAACAGGTGCTACTGTTACTACTGGCATGGGTACTACTGGTACTCCAATTGATATTGGATTTGGTTCTAGTGAAGTTGACCCTCTTAACCAAATGTCATTAGCTTCTAAAGAGCTTGACGATGCTAACTGCCCTGAAGAAGGTAGATGGTTCGTTGCTGCTCCAGAGTGGTATAATGAACTAGCTAACACTTCTTCTAAACTTTTATCAGTTGACTATAATGCTGGAAAAGGTTCTTTAAGAAATGGTCTAGTAGCATCTGGATTAGTAAGAGGTTTTCAAATGTACAAATCTAACAATTGTCCAACTAACGACTTATCAGGTGCTACACCTGCTGGGTCTGCAACAGCTCCAGAAGCTTTGTTCGGACAAATGAGTGCAGTATCTTGTGCAACAAATCTAAAAATAGTTGAATCTCTAAGAAGTACAACTACTTTTGCTGATATCGTAAGAGGACTTATGGTATTCGGTAGAAAAGTTCTTAGAACTGATATTGTCGGCAAAGTAATATATGTTGCTGACTAATATTAATTAACTATTAATATACTTTGATAGGGGGTAGCAATATCCCCTATCATTTAATTCAAGTAATAATAAAAGGAATATTAATGATAGAAAAATTAAAAGTAGTAGCTTCAGAAGCTAAACATATTTATGGTGAACATAAAAAAGTTGTTATAGTTGCAGTTATTATATTAGTTATCGCAATAATATTATAGTAGTATGGCAAAAACATATTTGGCAATGACTAACGAGTTGTTAGTTGAATTAAATGAACCTGAACTAACTTCAATTAGTACAGCAGTCGGAATTCAAAAGCAAGTTGCTAATTGTGTAAACAGAGCATACTTTGATATAGTAGATGCTGTAGATGATTGGTCTTGGTTAAGTACCAGTAATCCTCAGAATGAATACTATGGTAATACTTATGTTGAGACTGTTGCAGGAACTAGATGGTATTTATTAAAAACTGGTTCTGCAAATATAGATGCAGATTATGATTCAGTTAATTGGAACGCATTTACTGCTACAACAGAAGGTGTAAGTGGAAAGTCAGCTCCTTTTACAATTAATAAATTAGCTTTTACTACTCTTACAGTATGGAGAGATACTTATGCAAAAGCAGAAGAATTAGATAAATCAGATTCACAAACTTATGGAACTCCTTTAAGAGTTATTAGAAGTTCAGATGGTAGAAGATTTGGATTATCTCCTATACCTAATGAAGTTTATAGAATTTATTTCTTTGCTTATAATAGACCTTCAGAATTATCTGCAGATACAGATACAGTTTTATTTCCAACACAATACAAACCAGTTTTACTAGCAAGAGCTAGATATTATATTTATCAATTTAAAGATAATATTGCTCAATCGCAATTAGCTTTAGATGAATATAAAAAAGGATTACAATCAATGGCTGATGCTTTAAATTCACCACAGCCACAATATATGTCAGATGTAAGATTTACATACTTACTACCATAAGGATTAAAAATATATGCCAACTCAAGGTGCATCAATTACAGTTGCAGGAGGACTAGATTTAGTTTCAAGTTCTCATGCATTATTTAGAACTCCAGGTGCAGCTACTAAATTACAAAATTTTGAATCTTCTACAACAGGAGGTTATAGAAGAATAAATGGATATACAAAGTTTGGTGAAGGTAGTGCAACAATACCTTCAGGTGTTTCTACTGAATTAATTGAAGGATTAGTTCCTTATGCAAATGGAGTTGTTGTTTGTCAAGGTGATGATATTTATTGGGGTACTGATGGAATTAATTGGACTCAAATTAATAAAGATACTTATAAAGTTCAAACAGGAACAGTATCAGTAACTGCATCAAGTGCTGTAGTTACAGGAAGTGGTACAGCATTTACAACTGAATTTGCTGTAAATGATAGAATACAAATTAATAGTATTAATTATAGAGTTTTATCTATAACAAATAATACAGAATTAACATTAGATTATTCTGTTGTTTCTAGTGCAAGTGGAGAAGATGTTTATAAAAGTGGTATGTCTTCTGCAGATTTATCTAGTGCAACAGTAGAACCAAGAACAAATCAAACTAATTGTCAATTTGTTAATTATGAATCTGAAGGTATTTATGGTACCTTATATATAACAGATGGTAATAATAAGATAGCAGAATTTCAAATAACTGTTTCAGCAGGAAATAATGTATTTCATTTTGAAACATTAGAAAGGTCTTCTCCTGTTAATCCTAAAAGATGTACTATATATGCTGAAAGATTAATAGTAGCTGGACAAAGTATTTCAGATAGTACAGTTGCTTATAGTGAAAGATTAGAACCATATAATTTTACTGGGTCTTCAGCAGGTACAATTGATACTGGTGATGTTATTGTAGGTATTAAAGTCTTTAGAAATACTCTTGTTATCTTCTGTAAAAATAGTATATTTGAGTTGACAAGTCTTGATTCTACCCCTATACTTAAATCAGTAACTAAAAATATAGGTTGTGTAGATGGAAACACAATTCAAGAGATAGGTGGAGACTTAGTTTTTCTAGCACCTGATGGATTAAGAACAGTTGCTGGAACAGCTAGAATTGGTGATGTTGAAATAGGTTCTATTAGTAGAAAGATATTACCATTAATAAATGATTTATTAACTAATATAGCTAATTATACAATTAGTAGTATGGTTATAAGAGAAAGAAGTCAGTACAGATTATTTTATTATCAATCTGGTTTACCCTCTTCTGGACAAAAAGGAATTATAGGAACTTTTAAATTTGATGCAAATGGTGTTCCTGCATTTGAATGGAGTCAAACACAAGGTATGGAAATTAAAAAATGTAGTTCAGCATTGAATCCATCTAATACAGAAGTACAATTTGGTGCAAATGAATCTGGTTATATTTATACATTAGATTCAGGAAATAATTTTGATGGTTCAAATATTAATGCAAGATTTCAAACACCAGATATGGATTATGGTGATAATGGTTTAAGAAAAAGTTTATATGCAGTTAAAGCAAATCTTGAACCAGAAGGAACAAACTGTAATGTAAAATTAAGAATTAGATATGATTTTGAATCTACTGATGTACCACAACCAGGAGAATTTTCAATTGGTTGTTTAAGTAGTGCAGCAGTATTTGCAACTTCTTTATCATCAACCAATGCTGGTAAATTTGGAACATCAACTTTTGGAGCAACAACTTTACCAAGTAAAAGAGTTTTAGTAACAGGTAGTGGTTTCTCTAATAGTTTTAGATTTTATACAAATGATACAGATGCTTCTTATTCAGTTAATGGAATGTTTGTATCGTTTATAGCAGGAGGAAGAAGATAATTTTATGGCAGGATATACACGACAAAGTACTATTGCAGATGGAAATGTAATTGATGCAGTATTATTTAATGATGAATTTGATAAATTACTTGCAGCATTTGTAAATACAACTGGACACAAACATGATGGCACAGCAGCCGAAGGTCCTGTTATTTCTGTCCTTGGAGATGCAGGTGTCGCTACACCATTAAATAAAATTTTAATTGATACAGCTAATAATCATTTAGAATTTTATACAGATGTAAGTTCTGCAGCAGTACAACAATTAAGAATTGAAGATGGAGCAATCGTTCCAATTTTAGATAATGATATAGATTTAGGTACAGGTTCTTTAGAATTTAAAGATGGACATTTTGATGGTACTGTAAATTTAGATACTTTAGTTATTGGTACTTCAACAGGTGTAACTTCTGTTGATACAGATTTAACAACTGCTTCAGGTAGTGATGATACATTAGCTTCAGCAAAAGCAATTAAAGCTTATGTAGATGCAGTACCTATTGGAGATATAACTTCAGTTGTAGCAGGAACTGGTTTAACAGGTGGTGGTACATCAGGTGATGTAACATTAAATGTTATTGGTGGAACAGGTATTACTGCAAATGCAGACGATATAGCAATTGATAGTTCTGTTGTTACATTAACTGATACTCAGATTTTATCAGCTAAAACATTAACTAGCCCAGTTTTAAATACTGGTATAAGTGGTACAGCTTTCTTAGATGAAGATAACATGGCATCTGATTCAGCTACTAAAGTTTCATCTCAACAATCTATTAAAGCATATGTAGATACACAAGTTGCTACAATTCCAGTTGGAGATATAACTGCAGTTGTTGCAGGTACAGGTTTATCTGGTGGTGGTACTACTGGTTCAGTAACTTTAAATGCAGATGTTTCAGCATCAAGTACAAATACATTTACAAATAAAACTATAGATGCAGATGGTACTGGTAATAGTATTACAAATATTGAAGATGCAAATATTAAAGCTGCAGCAGC